CCATATATCGTTCACGAAATGTAGAAACGCACTCAACCATTACCCATACTTTATCAGACATGTTCCGTCTCCTTATTACGTTGAATTTCTGCTTCGTGGATGTCACACAGTGTACGAACCCAACCACCGCTGCGACGTAGACCAACATTCCCGCAAGTCTCACAAGTGCGACCAGCCCACACTTCAGCTATGGTTACCATACCAGAGATATGATCATCTCCACCTTGATAATAGAATCGGAGTCCACCGAACTTTTCTTTAATCTGTTCAACATGGATCCAAGTAACCTTTGGGTGTACCTTGATGTCATTCTCCATGGCATCTTCAGCACGTTCAATATCCCAGTCAGATGGGATACGATTGTTACCTGCCATAAACTGAATTAGTGCTTCCATACCTTTATTCTTGGCACGGAGTTTACGCAAATCATTTGCACGCATTCTGCGTTGCCACTTAGTATAGTGATCAATCTGACCAACAAGTGCCTCAATGATTGGATACCAACCCTTACCAATAGCAAATCCACCATAGCGTTTACCTTCACCAAAATAGCGAGGGTATTTTTCTGCCATGTGTTTTTCGAATTCTTCGTAAGTCATGTTAATGCGCCTTTACGTTTACCCATTCGACTGCCATCATCTTTGACAAGAATGCGTCGAATTCTTCTTTCGAAGCATTCTCTTTGAATTCTTGCGCAATAATACCTAAGAAAACACCAAACACTTGCATTGGTGAGTTGTTTTCTTTATAAACAAGTTCGTCATACAAAGAACGAATTCGTGGATACAACTCTTCAAAATTATCTGACATATTAGCTCCAAGTTCTGTGCTTTTCAGCAACCCATTCAATACCATCGTACTCTTCAATTTCCCACTCAACCTCATCTGGGATGTCAACAATTCTCAACTCTGCTGCCCAACCATTCGCCTTGTCGCCCATCTCTTCAACTACTTGAATTAGAAATGGGTCTGAGCGATCTGAGGACAAATCGTAGTAAGAGAAATAGTGCTTGTCATCTTTGATGCCATCAACATAAAATGTCGCACCCATGATTTTAGAATCACTTGGTTCCATAACAAGATTAATACCTTTGAGTTCAGCGTAACGCATAACAGCATCATCACTCAAACCAAAGCCACCATAACAACGATTAATTACAACTTTCATATCACCTTCCTACCATGTGATGATCACGATTAAATTCCAATCCCATTGTTTTATGAATAATTTTATCACGAATCATATCTGGGATCGCTAGATATGGATACTCTAAAATGAATGGACAACCATCTACTCCCCAAGAATGATTCTTTACGAAATAGCGAGCAACTTCCATATCTTTCTTTTTAGAAGGATCGAAAAATCTACGACGACGAACAATAGTTTCAAGTACCATAATAATATTATACCTTTAATTAAGATTTATGTCAAGGGTTTTGAACAACATCAATGTTACATTTTTTTAGAAATTCAATACCATCTTCATCACGATACGAATTTCGGTAATACAAACTTCGAATTCCTGCACCGTAAATCAATTTGGCGCAGTTAATGCAAGGTGCATGTGTACAAAACATAGTAGAGTCTAAACCAGCCTCACCATCTCTGGCAAGTTTACCGATGGCATTTGCTTCAGCGTGGATTACTTCGTCTTTGGTTTTGGTAACCACCCCACCATCTTCGTGAACCTCAACCACTTCTTCGCAGGTGTTTTCCCAACCTGCTGGTGTGCCGTTGTAACCAATAGAGATGACTCTATTGTCTTTGACCACGATGGCTCCGACTTTGAGTCGCTGGGCATAGCTGAGTTCGGCGAACCGATCAGCCATGTCCAAATACGCATCAATCCACTTTTTCTGCACTCTTCACCTTTTTCGTTGCTGCTTTTTTTGCTGGTTCCGCAACCACCGTACCTTCTGGCAATACGTCAGGGAAATTCTTCTTGACGAACTCTGCCGTAAATTTTGGATATAAAGAATCAATACTTTGATCTTTCATAGCAAGTAGAAGCTTCGCTTCTGATGGGTGGATAGATTCCAACAACTGCACGAACAGCTGTTCGCGACGAAGTTTAGAAGTAACCTCACTGAATTTGGTAAACACATACATACGACGCATTTCGTTACGTAACGTAGCAGGTGTCATACCAATTGGCTGTGGTGCCTTCTTGAATGGTGGCTCTCCAGGTGGTAGATTAAACTTGTATTCAGTGTCGAATGCGCACTTCAATACAGTTTTGAAAGCAAAGTCATCTTTATAATAATTTGCTTGGCTTGCGTCTTTGTTAATAGCAGCAAACACTTCTGGTAAAAATTCAATTCTCTTTTCCATTTAAAACTCCTCAATTTCTTCTAGTAGTAATCGGCAACGATGTTCCATTAAATATTTCATGGCTGACATCTTATCACCCTTCGGTGGATTATTTAGATAGTTCTCAACAATAGTTTGTGAGATTTTCTCAGGGATATGGTTAAAATCAACCAACGTAGTATTGCGATGCCAATTCCTACGCTCCTCATCATTCTTACAAGCAATGAAACCATTCTCAATAAATTCTTGAAGACGTTTGGCACTGACAGGTTTCTGACGTTCTCCTGTCATAAAGACATCATCTTTACTTAGAATGTTTGGAATACCATCATCACCAGCTTTAACAATGTGCGTAATCATTTTCTCGTGCACTTCTTTCTTGTTTGCTTTGATGAACTTCTTGGTGTTTGGTGACCACTGATCGATGTTATCGTATTTCTGCAGTTGAATGAAGTCATGATCAGAAGATAGGATAAGAACTTTTTGTGGTTCTGTAACCAAACCTTCTTCAACAAGACCATTCTCCTGTGTCCATTTAGCCATAACAGCAATGATGTCATCAGCTTCGGCTTCATCAATATGCATAACTCGATACGGAAAGTGTTCAGCAACGTCTTGACGCATTTGATTCAGTGTATCAAAGATAAGTGTCCAAGGCAGATCGCTCTTATCACGTGCTTTCTTTCGACCAGCTTTATAATACTGGAAGAATTCGCGACGCCAGTACTTACGCCCATCGCAACAAAGAACAATCTCACCATATTCTTTACCATACTTTTTCTTGAACGATTTGATCGAAGACAAAGTAACATGACGAATCAGGTTAATAACTTTGTCTTGATCGCCACTCTTCAAGTCAGCTTGAAAAGTTAGAATGGACGCAAGTGCTACTTGCGAATAGTCAATTAGAATCATGAATAAACCTTAAACAAAATACATTCTTCGTTAATGCGCCCATTAGGAACTGCTTCTTTCCCTTTGATTGCTTTATATGCAGTATTAATCGGACGCTTAGTCATATCAAGCATCGACTTCAATTGCTCTTCAGGTTTACGAAGTGTTTTCGAACCTGATGTTTTGGTGTCATAATTTAGAATAGAAGTACCTTTGACAGTCAGCAAACCACCATCAACTGCACGGTAAACTTGTAGCTTACGATACTTTGTGTTATACACCCAGAGTTCGTTAGAACCAACAATAGTGGCAGCAACAATAGACTTAATACCAAGTTCGGTATCTTCTTTCTTAAACTTCATGTTCTTCACAATCTCACCAGCAGGTTTCGCTTTGCGAACACGTGGTTTACGCACAACCTTCTTGGCTTGTTCGCAGTTAGCAATGATGGTTTCAACCAAACCAATAAACCTTTTAAGTTGTGGTTTGGTAAAATTAGAATAACCCTCAACGAGTTGTTCATCTTCACCAACCAGTGCTTCTTGTAGTTCTTCAAGAACTGGTTGATAGAAAGCAGCGATGTGTTTAGCAACTGGCGCAGAAATACCACGCATAGGAATTTTAAAGTTTGCTGGGCAACCTGCTTCAATAAAGTCATCGATCTGTCCGTCAATTTCGCCACCGAATTCATGCGACTTCTCAAGAATGCGATCTTGAATGCTGACGACAGGAACAACAGTTGTGTTCTGAACGACAACTACTTTTTTGGGTTGGGGTTTGTTTAGCAATTCTTCAGTACGAGAGCCGATATAATCCTCTTCTTTCTGAGAAAGGAAAGAACCTCTCGACTTCATACGAAGAAGAACACCAAGAGAATGAAAATCCCATTCAGGCAATTCACTCA